TCTTTCAAGAATTTTGGTACGTTTCTCCAAGAAATCTTGTGGAACATTATCGAATGGTTCAACTACATACATTTCTTCTTCCTCTAAATCTCTTTCAAAGATTTTTTTTTCTTTAAATTGTGCAACATACAGACCGCCTGCAACAGCTTCATTCAATGTTTTATGTAAAACTTTTAAATCATTAATTTTTAGTTGATAAAAAAGTTCTGTATCATTTTTTGTATTAAAAGAATGTGTTATAAAATCATTTAACAATGAATCAGTATCAAGTAGTTCGAAATGTGTTGATTCAATCACATCTTCATATTGTTGTTGTTTTGTTTTTGATAATATTTCCACCTTATTATTGTAACTTATAATCATTTCATGGTAAGTTAAGAATATTTTAGAATTAGATAATGCAACTTTTGGCACTCGTATGACGCGTTTTACCTTTGGAGGTGGATTTCTATAATCATATGAAATATCCCTTAATCTATTTGGTACAAACCAAATGCAATCATTCAAATTTTCACATACAAATTTACATACAATATCTAATTTAAAACAAGCGTAAACGATAAGACAACAAGCGACTATTGCACCAGCAGCACATGCTGCTATAAAAGCAACTCCTATAGCTACTTGTTCACCACAATTTGAGGTTCCCGTTTTTAAAAACGGGTCATTGTCTTTACAGCCAGATATTGGTTGATTTATTATTAATGGATGAGAACTTGGTTGATTACTTGGTTTCAAGGATGCAATGACATTTAATTGTGGTTGGAAAGTTGCTTGATTAATTGGTCGCTTAGTTGGTTGTAAAGTTAAAGTGGAGCCACCGGAAATTCCGAGAATAAAAATCAAAGCTGTAAATACTTTTGGAATAAGATTAATAGAGATTATCCGTTGTTGTGATGTTGGATTTTGCGAACCTCCTTTTTTTGTGAATCGATTGCGTTTACAACTCTTTTTTTTCTTTCTATTGATACAAGTTGTGTTTTGTTTTGTCCTCCTAAATTTTGATACCTTTTTAAATTTTGATACCTTTCTATTATTTGATATGTTTCTATTATTTGATATGTTTCTACCACCATTTTGTAATAGACTTTTATTAATATCAATATTTTTTGTTTTATACAAATCAATAATTTGTTTCGTAAGTTCTGGATTACCCGAAAAAAAATTTTCGATATTTTGTATCAATTCACCTGTATAATAAATGATAGTGTCTTTCATTTATTATATATTACTATTTGTTTTCCAATCGGCGTTCCATATTTTCAAAAAGGTCGGACCCATAGACAAATTGACCCGTAGGTCGGTACCGGTCCGTGGGCTTGTACTGCTTCTTGGCCTTGGGTGTTTCATTTCCTCCCTCTGCCGTCTTTTCCTCTTGTGTCTCTACAATCAACTGACCATGCGTATCAATCGCCATCCCCGTCTTTTGTTTCACCTGGTCACGCACAAACAATGGCACAAAATGATGCCACGACACATACAACGTGTTCGGATGAATATAACGAACCAAGAAATCATTCGATTCCAATTTGGTTACCATATAAGCGATACATTCAGCTAAGTTGTAATTCGGTTCTCCTAATAAAAATTCAGGCACCAAGAAAAACACATGTTTGTCCGACACCTTTTGTCGCGCTGTCAACTCAATGCGTTTATGTATCCGGTTCAGAATCTTGTTAAACGTCGACAACATCTTTTGACTTCGTTTCTGCTCCTTCGTAAACAAATCCTCCAAATCGATTTGCTTCGTCTTGTCGTCCTCTTTCGCATAAATCAATAACGACATTCCTTGTTTGTTGTAAACATAGATATTCAAATCTATGCAATTATCCTAAAATATAATGAAGGTAAATAAAAAATACTGCATGAATCTATAGACGTCCATGACTTCGTATGACCCTACCCTCATCAAAAAACAGAAACTTGGTGCCCAAGACGGTGCCCAAGTGGTGTATCGACGTGCCCTACAAACCCAAAACACGGTGCAGACTGCCAATCAATCCCTCGGTATTTACAACAAAGCATTGTATGCTGGTACCAATGATGTGCAAAACGCCGAACGCAGTCTCACACAAGTGCGCAATGGTGGTGCTGCGGTGCCTTTGTTGGCGCAAAACAACAAGGCAATACGTCGTGTCAATACTTTTTTCGGACAACAGGCGACCGCCGGTTCCGCCACCAAAGATGCCAAAGCTGGATTGACTTTGGATAACAACCGCGGTCATCGAAACTTTTAATCTGTGTGGACTTGTTTTCAAAACAGCTTAGACATACCTTACAGGGGGGGTTGTGTTGTTGATTGGAAATATACATTCACTCTGTGTGGACTTGTTTTCAAAACAGCTTAGACATACCTTACAGGGGGGTTATGTTATGTTGGAGGGTTGTCTTTTCTTTTTTTATGTATAAAGGGGATGACGTTGAGTTTAAAAAAATTCGATATGAAGCAAATCACGTTTAAGAAGGATGAGAACAAGGGTCCTGTGATTGTGTTTATAGGGCGTCGTGATACGGGAAAGTCGTATTTGATTCGTGATTTGTTGTATCATCACCAGGACATTCCGATTGGTACGGTGATTTCGGGTACAGAGATTGCGAATCCGTTTTTTTCGTCCATGGTGCCCAAGGCGTTTATTCATCACGAGTACAACAGTTTGTTGATTGAGAATATTTTGAAACGGCAGAAGATGGCGTTGAAGAGCATGCAAAAGCAGCAAGAGCAGTATGGTAAGACGACGATTGACCCGCGGACATTTGTGATTCTGGACGATTGTTTGTATGACAACAAATGGGCGCGGGACAATTTGATGCGGATGTTGTTTATGAATGGGCGGCATTGGAAGGTCATGTTGATTTTGGCGATGCAGTATCCTCTAGGCATTCCTCCCAATTTGCGAACCAATATCGACTATGTTTTTATTTTGCGCGAAAACTATTTCGCCAACCGGAAACGCATTTGGGAAAATTATGCTTCCATGTTTCCTACCTTTGAATCCTTCTGTAGTATCATGGACCAGACAACGGAGAATTATGAATGTTTAGTCATCAATAACAATTCCAAGTCGAATCAATTGCAAGACCAAATCTTCTGGTACAAAGCACAGCCACGACCCGAATTTCGTCTAGGTTCGAAAGAAATGTGGGAATTGTCAAAAAATATCAACAACGAAGAAGAAGACTTTGACGGCAAAGGGAAAAAAGGGGCGCCCATCAAAGTCAACAAAACGGGGTGGTAGCCTTTAGGAAAAAAAAAGGTCCGAGTTCAGAAAACCATAATTTTTTCTAAATAGATTTTGAGGATGCTATATGTGCATCGGGATTGCGCGGTCAATTCCAGCAGAGCCATACATACATCCTCGAGAAGAGACAAGTAATTTCATTTCTTGTCTCTTTTTTTTTTCTCTTGTCTCTTTTTTTTTTTCTCTTGTCTCTTTGCGTCCATCCCTTGTGTCACGAAGGCTTCGACTAATGTATTATGTTTGCCTCGTTGCTGGAGGGATTTTTGTTGTCGAATGACAAGGTTGTGACGGATACAACTGTGTCTCCTTTTCGATTGCCGGTGCAGCATAATGCGTCGGTGAGGTTGGTTCCGGAGGCTGTTTTGTCTGATTTGGAGTTGACAAAGTCGCAAACGTCTTCGCCGCCGATGAGTCAGCATTTGTTTCGTTGCGAAACACCATTTGCCACGTCGCAAGCGGTTGCCATGATGAAGTGGTATACGACGGATGATGTATTTTTGAGAGATACGCAGGATTGGTTATCCAAATCATTTCCGAAGTTGGTGAAAGAGAAGATGTATGAGGAGGAGAGATTGCTGTCGATGGTGAAGGATGTGCAGAGCAAGGAAGAATTCATGGAAAAGTATTATTACATTGAGTGGAAATCGTTGGATTCGTTGAACCGTTCGTCGACTTTCTTACAGGGGGTGTCGGTGCTCAATGGTATTGTTCCGATGGTCAATGTGGCCATGACGTTTTTGATTTTGTTGTTGCCTCTTTTGGTGATTTTCTTGTATGGCAAGGAATGGTCTTTGGCATCGTATTTGGAGCAATTGCGTTTGTATGGTCGTGACAATTTGTTCAGTCAATTGTTTTCTTTTTTCGATGCGTCATCGGAGGTGACGATGCAGACGACTTTGGTTTTGATGGCTGGAATTCTTCTGTATGGTTACCAATTGTATTACAATCTGCAATGTACTTATCATTTCTTTGTGCATTTGACCGATATTGCGGAGAATTTATGTCATACGCGGTCTTTTTTCTTGTCTTGCCGTGACAAGTTGAAGGAGACTATTCAGCGATGTAGTGGCAAAGTGAGTTACCAGGGATTTGTGGAAGAGTGTGGGCGTCGTTTGTTGGTGGTGGAGCGAATATTGTCGCAGCTATCACGAGTGTGTCGTGTGGGTTGCAATATGTCCACATTGACGCAAATGGGTTATTTGTTCGAGTGTTATTATTTGTTTCATGCGGATATGGAATACCAAGAGACGTTGATGTACTGTATGGATTTCGACGGATATTATGACAATATGAGTTCGTTGGCGGATTGGTTACAGCAGGGCAAGATGACGGCCTGTGACTTTGATACAACGAGCCAAGGAACAAAATTCAAAGAATTGTTTTATCCACCCTTTTTGTCAGGAACAGTCGAAGTCGTCAAAAACGATGTCGACTTGTCTGACGAAAATTACATCGTCACCGGACCCAATGCCTCTGGCAAGACAACATTGTTGAAAACGGTTGCCATCAATGTGTTGCTCTCCCAACAGGTGGGTTGTGGACTGTATTCGTCTGGCTCCATACAAAAGCCGTATGACCATATTCATTCCTATATCAATATTCCAGATACGTCGGAACGTGACAGTTTGTTTGAAGCCGAGACACGCCGTTGCAAAGACATTCTTACCCAGGTCGATAAAAGCCCCGCCGGTGAACGCCATTTCTGCATCTTTGATGAACTCTTTTCCGGCACCAACCCCGAAGAAGCATCGTCCTCCGCCTACTCATATCTCAAATTCTTATGCACACAAGACCATGTCGACTTCATACTCACCACACACTATGTCTCTGTATGCGAACGCGTCGAAGAGACAAACAACCCTCCGAAAAAAGACCTTACAGAAGTGGTTTTGGAAGAGGAAAAAGATGTTGCAAAAGACGTTACAGAAGTGGTTTTGGAAGAGGAAAAAGATGTTGCAAAAGACGTTACAGAAGGGGTTTTGGAAGAGGAAAAAGATGTTGCAAAGGACCTTACAGGGGTGGTTTTGGAGGAGGAAAAGGGGGTATCAAAAGGGTGGGTGCGTGCTTTGCGAAATTACAGGATGAAGGTAGAGGAGGAGGATGACAAGTTGCGAATGAAATATTTGCTGGAGCGTGGTATTTCGAAAATCAGGGGTGCTGTCTACATTTTGCAAAACATGGGCTTTCCTGAAGAAATGATGAAAAACATGGTATAAAGTTGATTTTTGATACAACAACATAATTGTTTTTTCTTAAGAAGGAAGTTTTGAAATTCTTAAGAAAACGACGGGTTTTAATTATAAATGGTGCTATAATGTGTTCCTAGAACGAAGACAGCAATAAGAAACAAGATGGATAGAAGCATCATAAAAATTTGTGTGTGACTCATTGTGTTGACTATATATGTTATACAACATTATAACGTTGGTTACACTGTTCTTTTTTATCCCCCCGACAATATAATGAGCAACGAAGATGTCACTGCCCCGTTTAGAAAAAAACCCGAGAATGGTTTCCGGTCTTTTGTACCTATTTCGATTCAATTCCAACAAACAAGTCGAACCGAAGGCACTGAAAAACCCTTTGTGATTCGCGACCTACGTCAAGAAACATTTGTTGACTACCCCGCCCTTTTTCGTAAACTCATGCAAAACCACCCTGTAAGGGATGCTCAAACTGTTGTTGCGAATACAGTTGCGAATACAGTTGCGAATGCAGTTGTGAATGCGAATGCGGATGCGAATGCGAATGCGGATGCAGTTGTGAATGCGAATGCGGATGCAGTTGTGAATGCGAATGCGGATGCAGTTGTGAATGCGAATGCAATTGGACAAAATGCTAAGCAACAAAGAGGAAAAAGAAACACGACAAACCCTGCAGTGTGGGAGCCGTCTGTACAGGGTACGATTGTGGAGCGTTTGCCGATAGGGGAAACATTACTAATCAATGGTGAAGATGTGGAAAAGAGGTTGCCAAAAAACCGAGTATTGGTGGAGTTGCCTACGTCGCCTTATTATGCCAACAACCGCAAATTGTTTATTGATTTTATGAAGAAACGGTTGGCGCCTTTTGCCGACAAAATGCGTGAAACCAAAGAGGCGGTAGGATGCACCGGTCGCAATCGTGGCGCACAATTTGAGTTGATGATGCACCAAGAGGTGGTACGGGATTACCTCAATTTGTTCACTCCTTACAGGGGGTTGTTGTTGTATCATGGGTTAGGTAGTGGAAAGACATGTACTTCGATTGCGATTGCCGAGGGGATGAAGACGGAGCGGGAGGTGATATTGATGACGCCGGCGTCGTTGAATCCCAATTTCTTTTCCGAATTGAAAAAGTGTGGTGACCCGTTGTACAAGGTCAATCAATTCTGGGAATTTGTCACGGTCGAAGGGGCGCCGGAGCAGGTCGACGTATTGTCGCATGTTTTGTCGTTGCCGGTGGAGTGGATTCGTAAGCAGGGGGGTGCTTGGATGGTGGATGTACGTCGCGATGCCAATTATCATCAATTCTCGGAGAAGCAGAAACAACAAATCGATGCACAAGTGGATAAAATGATTCGTGGCAAATACATTGACCTGAATTACAACGGTTTGACATCGCGCAGTAAAAAATGGCTGGACTTGACCAACGGCGGCACCTTGAATCCGTTTACCAACCGTGTCGTCATCATCGACGAAGTCCACAAATTTGTCAGCGTCGTCGTCAACAAATTGCGGTCGTCGGAAGTGGCCCGCCGCAATTCCGTCCTTTTCACTGTCTACGAAATGTTGATGGAGGCCGAAAACTGCCGCATCGTGTTTTTAACGGGTACGCCCATTATCAATTATGCCAACGAAATCGCCGTCTTGTTCAATATGCTGCGCGGCTACATAAAAGAATGGTCCATCAACCTGCCACCCACCTTGGCAGGACGCCTCTCCGTCGAAGAAATCGAGAAAACACTGGAAACATCTGGATTCCTCACCTTTGACGTCGTTCGATTGGGCAATGACAACGTCTTACGCATCACACGCAACCCCTTTGGATTCGTTCGTCATACAGAGAAAGAACAAACCGGCGGACAAAACAAAGGCGAATATTCAAACAAAGGAGGACGCATCCCTACTGAACAAAACAAAATACAATTTCTACCACAATTGGAAAAATCTTTACAGAATGGCAAAGATACACAAACCACCCCTGTAAGGCGTTTCAAAAAATCCCTACAGGGGGTTGTGGAAGAAGAAACAGAAGAAGAAGAAGAAAAAGAAGAAGAAACAGAAGAGGAAACAGAAAAAGAAGAAAAAGATACACAAACCACCTCTGTAAGGCGTTTTAAAAAATCCCTACAGGGGGTTGTGGATGAGGAAGAAACAGAAAAAGAAGAAGAAACAGAAAAAAAAGAAGAAGAAGAAGAAGAAGAAGAAGAAGAAAAAGAGGATGTACAATCCACTTCTGTAAGGCGTTTCAAAAAGTCTTTAGAGGGGGATATGTTGCCTTTATCGTTTCGTTCCCAGAAGAGAGGTAAGACAATTGTGGGAGAGGATGTATACAATGTGTTGGATGACCCGCTTTATGAGTTGGAGGAAGTCGTTGACTCTGAATTTTCCAAGACATATACGTATGAAAACGTGTATACAGACGGAGAAATGAGAGGTGGAGGTAGCAAGGGACAAATTGTCTTGGACGAATCAGGAAATGTGGACGATGCGACTTGGGTACAACAATTGGTGGAAGCTTTGCAAAAGACAGGATGGTTTGGTACTACAACAGTGTTGACGACGGACATGGTGAAAAAACAACGTTTCAAAGCGTTGCCAGACCAATTGTATTCGCGTGGCAAAGCGGCCACCGACAAAAAAGACAACTTTGCTGATACCTTCATGGAACTCGACCCGGAAACATATGCTTTGAAAGAGTTTAAAAACAAGACATATTTCCAGAAGCGTATTCTAGGTTTGACATCTTTTTTCCGTAGTGACCAGGAAAAGTTGATGCCGTCGTTTGTGATGACGGGGGAGTTGCCATACGAAGAGGTCAGGGTGGACATGAGTGATTTCCAATTTTTGAAATATGTGGAAGTACGTTCCGAGGAAGTGTCGCGCGAAAAAGACCAAGCGGAACGGGACAAGAAAAAGCGGAGACAACAGGGACCCTCCACCGCCGAAGCCCAAGCCGAAAACGAGGCAAAAAATAGCACCTACCGCGTCTTTTCACGCTCGTCATGCAATTTCGTATTTCCAGATGAACCTACCCTCAAACGACCTTATCCTACTCCAAAATCAACAACTACAACCTCTCTTATGGCTGGAGGGGGGGAACAAGAAGAAGAAGAAGAAGATGATTTGGACCGTGCATTTTCCAAAGTAACTGCGTCGAAACAAATCGCACGAGAAGAAAATGTCATGGCTCCTCAAGAAGTTCCCACGAATGAAGTAGTTCCGATGAATGACATCGTTCCGATGAATGACATCGTTCCGATGAATGAAGTACTTTTGGCGCCCCCAGAGGGTGATGGAGATGATGGGGATGAGTTAATCAAAGGCGATGACAAGTACAAGACAAAAATGCGTGAGGTGTTGACATTGCTTTACAAACAGCGAGGCAAATATTTGTCGTCGGAAGGTTTGAAAACATATAGTCCCAAGTTTTTGCGTATCATTGAAACCATTCAGTCGAATCGCGGGTGTCATTTGGTCTACTCCCAATTTCGTTCTGTGGAGGGTATTGAAATTTTGCGGTATGCGATGGAGGCGCATGGGATGGAGCCGTTTCGTGTCTTTCAAAACGAAAACAAGCAGTGGGATTGCAGTCCTTTGACGCCAGGCAAAATGCGTTATTTGTTGTTTACGGGTACGGAAACGGTGGAAGAGAAGAAATATTTGTTGAATGTTTACAACGGAGCTTGGAATTGGGAATTAGGCGAAATCACGCAGCCCATCCACGAAAAAATCATGGCCATCAACGGCAACAATGTGTACGGCGACGTCGTTAACGTCTTTATGATTACCGCCTCTGGCGCTGAAGGCCTCAGTCTCATGAATACCCGCTTCGTCCATATCGTAGAACCCTACTGGAACTGGGTGCGTTTGGAACAAGTCATTGGACGTGCCCGACGTATCTGTAGTCACCAGGACTTGCCTGAGGAGCTGCGCACGGTGCGTGTTTTTGTGTATCTGTCTGTGTACAGCCAGGCGCAATTGGACAAGAACCGTTCCGGGGAAGGTGTCAAGGAGGTGGAGACATACGATGCGTCCAAACGGCAAAAAGACAGTCGAGGCGACCCGGTGGTCTTTACGACGGACCAAATGTTGTTGGAAATTGCGCAAACCAAAGACGAACAGAACCAGGTCTTTTTGAATGCGGTCAAGGAAACGGCAATGGATTGTGTCTTGTATCAACAAAACGGTCCAAGCCCACGTCATTGTTTTTCGTTTCGCAAAAGCAAACCCACTGCGCTTGCGTTTCAACCCTCCTTGGAAGAAGACTTGACCGAACTCCCCGAAGTGACGCCTTTGGAAAAAATTCACGACAAAAAAGAAGAGGTTTACTACCGTATTGACCGTTCCGACCCAGAACAAAAACGCAAAGGGCGATACGTTTTGTACGACAATTCCGCGTACGAACAAGGACGCATCGAACCCGCTGGCAAAGAATTCGTCGAAGAAAAAGACCCCACTACAGGCAAAGTACGACGCTTTATTCAATCCATCCTGTAATGACGTTTTTATCACATTTTTATCACGTTTTTATCACGTTTTTATCACGTTTTTATCACGTTTTTATCACAATTCAAAAATTCCTTACAGGGGGGTGTTTATGTATTCTTTTTCCCCCCTGTAGGGTCTGTGTCAAACGTCGTGAAACCAGTTTCAAGAATGCCTTACAGGGGTGTTGTTTATGTATTCTTTTTCCCCTGTAGGGTCTGTGTCAAACCAGTTTCAAGAATGCCTTACAGGGGTGTTGTTTATGTATTCTTTTTCCCCTGTAGGGTTTCTTTCTCTGCGTTTGTATAATGGCAAAGGGTGGAGGTGGAGGTTTTGGTGGAGGTCTTCCAGTGGGGTTAGGATTTGGTGTTGGCTCGATTGTGCAGTGCAAGGCGGACGATACTTCTTGGTATTGTCAACTTACCAAATTTGTTTCCACGATTACAATGTTGTTGACGTTGGTATTCATTGGATGGATGATTTACTATT